CATTGATTTGAAAGAGGTCCCCTATGATAGATGGGGAATGGATCAGGTCTCATCCCACTTAATCGATGCGGGGGTAAATGTGGTGCAATTCGGGCAGGGATATAAATCAATGAATCCGGCAGTCGATGCTTTAGAAAATTCGGTTCTCAAACAAGAAATTGAGCATTTCTCAAATCCGGTTCTAAGCTGGATGATTGGTAATGTTTCGGTAAAAAAAGACCCTGCAGGACAAAGAAAATTCGATAAAGATAAATGTCATGACAAAATTGATGGCCCGGTTGCTCTGGCAATGGCCCATCTACGGGCCACATTGAATGTCAGCCAAGTAAGCACTTGGGACGAGATTAAAACCATCTGAATTAGCCAAATCCAGCCATTTTCCTACATTTTTTAGCACTTACTAAAAATAATAGTCAAAATATTTTCTAATATGAGAAATATATCCCAATTTGGGACGGTAATTCCCAATAAGGGAAGGTTTTAAACTTAAAATATGGGGCTTTTTGCCGCCGCATCCGCACTATCATACCGGAATTCAGTTCTCCCCTCTAGTACTATCACCAATCCCCTGACCTGGCTTACTGATTGGTTCGGCTCAAACGAAACTGCATCAGGTCAGAAAGTCGATCCTGAAAATGCAATAAGCCTTACAACTCTTTTTAATGCGATTACTTTAATTTCAGAGAGCATGGGCATGATGCCCTTTGCGCCCCATGTCAAAAAAACAGTAACCGATGCAAAGGACGGAAGCGAAAGAACTAATGATTCTATCTTTCGGGAACACTTCACTTATCCGATCACAGCCCGCAGGCCTCACCCGTTAATTTCTTCTTTTAATTTTCGCAAAGTCATGTACTCATGGGCGTGCCGATACGATAGCGCTTACGCTGTTATCGAACGAGATACGACCGGAAAAGCAATCAGTATGTTTCCGATCCACCCTGGCAGGGTTCAAATAAAACTTACAGAGGACAAAAGATATGTGTATGAGATTGACGGAACTCACCAACTCGATCCGATGTCTGTTTTTCATTTGCTTGGATACACAAACGATGGGATAAGCGGCCAGTCAAGAATCAAGATCGCAAGGGAGGCTATCGGGAAGGCGCAAGCCGCACAACAGTTCGGGGCAAAGTTTTTCGGCAAAGGAATAAATGTTTCAGGATTTATCGAAACTCCGAAACTTCTTAAAAACGCAGACGCGGTTAAAAGACTCAAAGAAAGTTTTATAAAGAAATTCGGCGGACCGAATAATCAATTTTCAGTAGGAGTCTTGGAAGATGGCGCAAAATTCACATCAAACGAAACCGATCCCGAAAAAGCGCAACTAAATGAGACTATCAAGATGGACGGCCTGATGGTCGCCCAGCTTTTAAACGTTCCACTTACGATGCTTAAATTTTTGGAACGCGGAACGGCTTATGCCAACGTCGAACAGCTTGCCATTCAGTTTGTGAATTTTACCCTGATTCCATGGGGAGTTAATTGGGAACAGGAATGCTGGTTTAAACTTTTGACCGAAAAAGAAAAGCGACAGGATAAGATTTCATTCAAATTTAATTTTAACAGCTTGCTCCGGGGAGACACCGAATCCCGGTCCAGGTTCTATGATGTACTTGCAAAAGTAGGGGCTTATTCTCCAAACCGAATCTTAGAGCTGGAAGATGAAAACGGATACGATGGCGGGAATGTCCACGTATTATCACCCGGAGCGCAAACAATTGAACAAATCGAAAATGAAGCAGATACCGCAACTCAAAATTAGTATTCGTAATCAATCTGATGAAGAGGCCGTGATTGACATTGACGGTGATATCGGATGGAGTTTTGACAAATGGATTAACGGGGAAGAGCAAACCAACACGAAAGAGGGGATCAAAAAACAGCTGAAGGCCATTTCCGAAATCAAGTCAAAAAAGATCATTGTAAATATTTCATCTTTTGGTGGGTTTGTTGATGATGGCTTGGCGATTCATGATATGTTGGCTATGCACCCGGCTGAAATAGAAACAAGAGTAACCGGATTGACGGCTAGCGCGGCAACACTTCCCATGCAATCAGCAAATAAGGGACTAAGGAAAATGTCAGATAACGCACTTTTACTGGCCCATAAGTCTTTATTTTTTGCGATTGGTAACGCAAATGATTTACAGGCGGCTTTGGATGATTCCAAAACCGTTGACGAAAGGATTGCAAATCTTTACGCCAAACGAAGCGGCAAGGATGTAAAAGTATTTCAGGACTTGATGAACGAAAACAACGGAGACGGGAAATGGATCGACGCAAAACAGGCCAAAGAATTGGGATTGATTGATGAAATCATTGAGCCGTCAAAAGCCGCCGCCGCCGTTGATGTCCGGGCATTTGCCCAAATGGGATTACCGATCCCGGAAAATTACGAGAAGGTAATTTGCAGCGATCCACCAAAGCCGGCAGATATTATTCCGGAAGTGAAGCCGGCAGAGAAAAAAGAAGAAGTAAAAACAGTTTTCAATAAATTAAAATTCAGACAGAGAATTAATCAGCAATTAAAATTTAAATCAGTTTAAAAATGGATCAGAAGGAAAAACAAATCCGAGAAGATATTGCCGAGTTTGTGGAACAAATGGAAGCAATAACCGGATTGGCCGAAAGCGAAAACCGGGACATGACAGACGAGGAAGCGACTGAGTGGGACGGTTTGAAAAAGAAAGCCGATCAGGAACAAAAGAAACTGGACAGGCATCTTGCCCTCCAGGAACAGAGGGAGAGGCTCAATAAGGGCGCATTGACAATCAATGACAAAGGCCAGGTAGTAAAAAATGATGATATCGTACTCGGTGCAAATAGGACTGAAAGCTTGGAAGCATTGAACGAATTCACCGGACAAATGTATCGGGCACTTTGCGCACCAAGACTGGATTCCGCAACACGGCAGAAAAACATAACCGATGCGGTTCAGAAACTTGCAGAAGGGAATCATTACAAGGGATTCGGAATTAAAAATGCAGTTGACGCATTTACGACCCTGATCGATGCCGATGGGGGGATTTTCCTGCCGACCACAATATCCGATCAGATCATGTCGATTGCTATGATGTACGGAGTGTTCCCGGCGAATTCTATGCGAATCCCGATGGATATTCGCAGCATTAAAAAGATTCCAAATTATTCGGGAAACCTTACCTTCCATGCAGTGAATGAAGGAAGCGAAGTCGCATCGTCAAAATTTGTATTTGGCGGGCTTGATCTTAATCCTTTGAAATGGATGTGTATTGTTCCCTGGACGAATGAACTTGATTCAACGGCAGCCGCAAGATTGGTTCCAATCATTAATGGGAAGATAGGCGAAGCATGGGCGGGAATAATCGATGATACTATCATCAACGGAACCGGAACATCTGCCTATCACAGCATTAAGGGATTTATCAATAAGTCCGATGATGCGGCAGTTGATTATGTAGTTGTCGCAACAGCAGCGGCAACGCATACCGGATTTACCACGATTGATATTTTCGATTTAATTAATGCACAACTAAGTGTTGCAGCGGGAATCAGAAATCGCGGTATTTATGTATTCCATCCCGATTGGGACATCAGGCTTCGTAAATTAAAAGACGGAGACAGCAGGCCATTGTTCCTGAACCAGGGTGATTTATCGCTGGTGAACGGTAAATGGTTCATTGGCGGCAGGCCGGTATTCTTTACCGAGAAAATGCCAAACACAACCGGGACAAGCAAGGATTACGGACTGTTTTATGTGCCCAACTATTTAGTATTTGGTGACGTAGGCGGATTTGTTGCCGAACAATTAACCGAAGCAACTATTAAGGCATCCGATGGCACAACCGCAATCAACCTGGGGGCCGCCGATATGAGGGCACTCAGGGTAAAGGGATTCTTCGATGTTGAATTTTCGGCATTGACATCCGATAGCCTGGGCGCATTCGTGGTTCTTGAAACCGCAGCTTCATAATTAACAACCCAAAATTAAAATAAAGAAATGGGAAACAGAGATTTAAGATCAGTAACGGAACACAGGACCTTGTTTGCAAAGGTCGCCGTTACTGCAACACAAGCCATCCAGGGCACGGATGTAACCGGCTTTGATGGCGCAAAATTCGTTGTGGATATCGGGGCATGGACCGTTGACGGGATAACCGTCACCTTCCAGGACAGCGATGATAATTCCACGTGGGCCGATATTGCTGACACCAATTTGGACGGACAGGCAAATGACATCGCATTGAAACACGGTCATGCAAATGCCGTTATCGAAGTGGGGTATTCCGGTAACAAAAAGTATATCGGAGCAAAACTCACCGACTCGGGTTCAGGTAGTTGCGTGGTTGGCGTTTATGTCAATCTGGGATTTTCGAGTAAAATTCCGGTACATACCTGATGTATAAAGGACTAAATCGAGGTAGCGTTATTGATAGCCGGGGGGAATGTATTCAGTTCTCCCCCGGCTCCTTGATTGACGCACCGCAAGGAAGCCTGGATCATTGTAAGCAACTGCAATGGATTGAGGCAGTAAAGGAGCCCGCTGACAAAGTGGACATGAATTCAGTACTTGATAAGGAACTGGAAAAGCAAATCGATTCGGTAAAGCCGAAAAGAAAAAAAAGGAAGTAAATGTTAAAACTTGTTACCATAGATAAACAAGATCCCTGGGGTTTCACAATTGATGAAATCAAAAAGCATATCTATGAAACAAGTACTGATAATGACGCGCTGATCCGGCTTATGGCGACAGCCGCCCGCGAGTATGCCGAGGGGCGAATCTGGAAGCAAATCATCCCGGCAAGCTATATCCTTTACATGGACGTATTCCCGGAAGACTTGATTGAACTTCCAAAGCCTCCGGTAATCGCGATTGCTACGGTAAAATATTACAATACCGACAATACGCTGACCACCCTTAGTTCCAGTCTGTATCAGACCGACCTAAATAGTGATCCGGCCCGGATACTTCCGGTATCAGGCGAAGCGTGGCCCGAAGTGTACGATAAAATGAATGCGGTTGAGATTGCTTTTACGGCAGGGTTCAATGATTCAGACGACAGGTATAGGCTACCCCATACAATCAAGCAGGCGGAGTTGATGCTGATAAAACATTTCTACGATAACCGGGATACGATTGTAATCAGCGAGGGGCGGATAATCGATGTTAAGGAGGTTCCGATGTCAACCAATATGCTACTGGACATGGAGTCGGCGAGGGAATATGTATGAAGTTCTTTGGCGAACAAATCCGAAAGGTAACACTGATCAAAAAGACGATCACCCATGGGGACCATAACGAAGAAATTGAAACATGGGCAGCAGATACAACTTTATTTCCTTCGGGGCAAGTTTATATGGAATGGTGGGACCAGGGAGGGAAGGAGTTCGCTGATGGTCAGCTCGTGGCGCAAAAAGACATCAGAGCTAAATGCCGGTTTATTTCAGGACTAAATGAATCAGATTACCGGATCAGGAAGGATAGCAAGGATTATGACATTGAATCGATCAAAGAAATCGGGCGCAATGAGGGCCAAATGTTAATTTTAAAAAAATTCGACAATGCCTAAAATCTGCATTTTGTTTCACGAAGTTCCCCCGGGAACCTCTTTTCAGAAAGGACATTACAGTTACGTCAGCCGGGAAGAAGGCGAGGGATATATTAAAAATAAATTCGGAGAAGAATATTTACCCGCTGAAAAAAAAATTATTTCGACAGTTTCAATAACCGACCTACCGGATGATTTTCCCGGGAGGCAGCAACTTATAAAAGCGGGGATATGTTTTTTGGAAATGCTTCCAGACATAAAAGACTTTAAGCAAATCAAGGGAATCGGAGCGGGATTAGAAACTAAAATAAAAGAATATCTTGATGGCAATCAATAGAGCAAATGCGATGATCCGTATTGATGAGCGTGAATTCCGTGACGCTTCAAGATATCTGCGCCTTGTTTCTAAATCTTTGGATAAAAAATGGTTCAATAAAACTCTTAAAAGCAAAGCCGCTCCGATCATTGAAGAAATGAAGGTAAATTCCCCGTCCAAAAGATTGGCAAAAATGACCGGCTCGACCACATCAAAGAAGCGTTCCGGAGGGATCAGATTAGGAGTAATAAAAAACGATCCTGAATTATTCCCCAAGTTTTCAGCTCAGGCAACTGCGGCAGTGAACGAATATGGAACCGTTGAAAGAGCCCGCAAAATACGGGGGAGTACCGGACAAATAACGTCAAAGCCCTATTTAAGGCCCGCATGGATGAGGGGCAAAAATAAGATGGTCAATGAGATGGTTAATGAGATTAAAAAAAGAATCCCGTGACTAACGGACTTATTACACTCGTGGCAAGTAAAGCCAATATTACCGCATTGATCGGAACCTCGCCGATGAGGATATTTCCCGTTCTTTTACCGCAGGCGTTAACCACTTTCCCGGCAATTGCCTACCGTGAGGTATTTAATGAACCATCGAACACATTTGACGGAGCAAGTACTTACGATTATCATACTATTGATTTTCATTTCTATGGCAAAACATATTCGTCAATGAAAACATTGTACGAAACTTTCAGAAGTGAAATCGAGGATTCAGTAGGTACTTATGATAGTGTTCAGATCGACCACGTCTGGTATCAGGGAAGCGGGTTAGAAGATTACTTAGACGATCTTTTACTTTGGACCAAGCATATGGAATTAAAAATTTCTGTAAGACGATAATTAAATTTAAATAAAATGGCAGTACAAAAATCACAATATTTCATCCTTAAATACGACAGTGTCGCATTGGGAAAAATAAAAAGCATGACATTAACAGCCGGGGGGAAAGAAATAAACGTATCAAATTTTGACTCCGGGGTTTTTGAAGCTTTTTTTAAAGGTCGCAATAACGTAACAATGGACGTTACCTGCATACAGGATCATACAGATACAACCGGACAGGGCAACGTCATTGACGACTGGATTGCGCTGGCAAACGATGCCCCGCTTTATTTCGGCCCGGACGCAACACCGGCAGCCGGAGATATTACTTACTCCGGAACCGGATTTCCGATTTCGTGGAATATCAATGCATCCGATGACGAGGCTGTCGAAATATCATTTTCATTCAGGATTAACGGAGCCCTGACTAAAGCAACGGCAACATGATCGACATAATTAAGATCGGCGACAAGGATTATTCATTTATGTTTGACATGGAGGTGGTCTGGTTTTTGACTTCTTCAGGGAAAATAGATATCATAAAGGAAGGGGGCGACAAGACAAAAATAATCGCCGACTACAATGATATGATGGAATTGTTTTTGATCGCCAACCGGTCAGCCGTTGAGTTTTCTGGAACAGGGGAGCCGCTTACCATGATGGAATTGAAAAATGGTATTAGAAAATCTCCTAAATTATTCATGGATCTTCAGAATGCGCTTTCAAATACCAAAGCATTAAATATGCTCAATGAAATGATTCCAGACGGGAAAAAAAAGTCCTTACCTGGGAGCGAATCTGGGAAGTAGCATACGGGGAGATGGGGCTTGACAAATGGAATTTTCTCCACATGACCCCGGATGAATTTTTCAAAGGCTGGCGCGGGTATGATCAGAAGAAAAAAGAAAATTGGGATGTTGCTTTTTGGATATCAAAATTCAATGCAGTCAGAACTGCTTTTACCAAAGAGCAGGCCAAACAAGCCATCCAAGACAAAGCCCCCTGGAGAAAGGACGAACCTGGCCAGCCATCAAAACCGATGTCCGTTAAAGCGATACGCTCAATTCTTAACCTGATTTCAAAATAATGGATAAACGGGTTACATTTTATGTAAATTCAAACACGGCCAATTTTTCAAGGGGTATGTCTTTGGTGCAGAGACAATTAGCGGCATTTCAGGGCATGGTCATGTCCGCTTTTTCAGCTTACGCCATTGTTAATTTAGGTCGGCAAATTATCAACCTTCAGGCCGAATTTTCAAAGATGAATTCTAAGGTCAAGGCATTGACCGGAGCGACCGATGCGCAGGCAAAAAGCATGTCCGACCTTGCCCGTAAACTTGGAAAGGACACGGTTTATACCGCATCTCAGGCGGCAGACGCTCAGGGGATCTTGGCGCAAGCCGGGATGAGTGTAAATGAAGTCATAAAAGTAACGCCAGCTATTTTGAATTTAGCGCAAGCCGGGATGCTGGAAATGGCGAGGGCTGCGGAAATTACGGCAAATACGATGTATGCCTACAATCTAAGCGCATCAGAGGCCGGAAGAATCACCGATCATTTAGTTACCATTGCCGCAGATACGACTACTAACGTAAATTCATTAGGCGAAGCCTTCAAAATGGTTGCACCCGTGGCCTATAACGCCGGAGTTAATCTAGAGGACATGGCGGCCATGTTGGGTATTCTGGCAAAAAACGGAAGAATAGGAACCCAGGCCGGAACCGATCTGCGAGCTATTATTGCATCACTGGCAAAACCAACCCGGCAAGCACGGGAAACGCTTAAATCTTTGAATGTCGAATTACTGGACGAACATAATCAGATGCGCCCGCTGGTTGATATTTTGGGAGATTTAGGCGAAGCACATATGAACGCGCAAGACGCGGCATCGCTATTCCGGCGAACAGGCATGACCGGCGCCCTGATCCTGGCCAATAATAATACCGCGGTCAGGGGACTGGCCGAAACATTAAATAATGATTACGGTGCGGCGGCTGTGATGGCAAAAAAGATGACCGATAATCTTTGGGGGGATTTGAAGATTTTAACTTCAGCACTTCAGGAAGTTGGACTAAAGGCGGGAGAAACCTCCGAGGGGGGATTGAGGGACTTTGTTCAAATGCTCACGCTGGCAGTAAATAAATTCGGTGAATTATATACGTTATTAAGCAACACATCGGTTTTTACAACATGGGCTAAAGTCGCAATGGGCCCGCTGTCATGGTTAAATCAATATCTTAAATTAGAAGAAAAAAGTTCTAGGATATTAGAGGAAAGAAAAAATCCTTTGTTGGCGACCATAGGAAGCGGCGAGTTCATGGCCCCGCCAATACCCGGAGAGGCAGCAGGAGGCGGCGGGCTTACATTAGGCGAGATGAATATTTTACCGACTCTGGGAGCCGGAATTACCTTAGCCGAAAGACTGGCCCGTGAATTTCAAAATATTCAGGAGGAAACAGAGGATATTTTGGCACGGACTGAGGAATATGCAAATGCGCAGGATAAGTTAAATACCGAGTACGAAGAAACAATTGATAATCTAAGGGGAGTTCAGCACGCTTTTGATGAAGCCCAACGGGTTAAGATGGCGGGCATTAAAGCTGAATACGATGCTACGATTTCCAACCTGAGAGCCATACAGCATTTACAGGATGCGGCGGACTCGAAAATCGCAAAAGACAAACAAGATAGATTTGATGAGTTTGTAAGATCACAACGAGCCGGAATTGATGAGATTAGTGACGTTTTTTTAAATTTGAAAGATTCCATTTCCGGGTTGTTTGATAATTTCGCCGCCGCATTTGTAGAGGGAGAGAATGCTTTATCAAAATTCGGGGATTATCTGAGCAAGTGGGCCGTATCGGTAATAGCCAAGATGCTGGCCGTAATAGCGGTTGCCATTATAATGAATGTGTTGCTTCCCGGAAGTACGCTAATCGGAAATTTAAAGGCTCTTTCTAAGTCTGGGGGTATCTTTGATCTCTTGGGATTAATGTCTGGCGGTAACAAAGTTGGCGGCGGCATTGGTGGCGGCATTGGCGGATTAAAGGGTGGCGTTGGCTCACTTGCATCGGGCGGCATTGTTCCTCCCGGATTTAATAACGACACTTACCCGGCTATGTTATCGAGCGGGGAGACGGTAATTCCTT